GTACACAATCGTATTCGACACACTCGATGCTGACACCGCCTCATCAATAAATGGCACGAAGCAATCGTCATCTTCCACATAGCTCTGACTTAATGTACCAGATAACGTAAAAGTGGATCCACTAAAGCTTGTATAAGCGTATCGATCAAAACTGGTGTTAGTCGCATTCCACACACGCACAAAGCCAGAGCTTGGCTCATCATTTGAAATAGTCTCTTTCACCAGCAGCGTGCCATTACCTGACGTGTTACCCGCAGCCAATGAATAGGTGTCCGTTTCTAAGAACGCCTTAGACTCAGGTGTACCGTTTGTGTCTGCTGTTGCCGAGCTGCTACCGCCCGTAATAGTCTCATTATCGGTAGGAACCACCCCCGTGAGCAGACGTATTTCCATTGAGCCGGTTGTACCACCATCGGTTAGCTTTTCCAGGGATCCAGTACCGCTAGGCCAGCTCAATGACTCGCCTAGCGTGAATGGTCCGCCTGATTCGTTATCATAATCAAGCGTATGATGATCACCGCGATCACGCCCAACGAGCACATAATCTTCGCCAGATACAACGCCGCTGACCTGGATAGTCACGTTGTTAGGTGGTTGTTGCGTAGTGCCTGACAAGTCAGTTACCTGGTCAGATGAGGACAAATCACCTGAATCAACACCAACACCATAAGCACCCACAAGCGAGCCCGTGTAGTTACCAATCAGTGACGACTTAGGCACGGTTCGTGATGTAGGTGTGCCATTGACTGAGCATATAGCAGATGAAGTGCCACCCGTAATAGTCTCATTATCGGTAGGCGCTACCCCCGTCAACAACTGGATATACATGTTGCCTGTGGTACCGTCGTCGTCTAACGCAAGAAGAAGCCCTGTGCCAGCACTTGAGCCACTACCCCAGCTAAGCGTTTCATCTTCAGTGAACGGCCCACCTGATTCGCCATCATAGACCCACGAGTGCGTAATACCTAGAAACAGCTCGCCATTGATGCCGTGGATCGTTTCACTTGTACCGGTGCGCTGTATGTATTTCACATACTCATACATTCCTTTAAGGCCATCCCCAGAAGTGTCAGCGCCGAATGTCCATTGTGAGTAATATTCTTGGGCTCCGTTACCGTTGTTTAAGTCGATGGTCTGAAAACCTTCGGTGTTGGTTACGTGTGTATAAGCACCGACTATGCCTACTGCTGTGTCGTTCTGGCCATCTGCCTGTGTAGACAGCGCCGCCACGTTCTCACCCACGCCAAGCGTTGCGTTGAAGAAATCGAACGAATCACCCCAATGCCTGGCTTGCACACGCACGCGCTTGCCGTCAATATCCGAACCAGCATCGCGCGTTTTAACGAGGAAGCGCGCGAGGATTCCGGCTGCTGAGTCACCGTTATAACCACCTGACGACTGATCACCCCAGAATGACGTTAATTTGGCATTATTCTGGATAACCTGTAGCGCCGTGCTTGAGTTATTTACTGAACCAATAATTTGTAGCCCAGAGTAAAGCGTATTACCCCCATTCTGACTAATTGAGCCGCCATACAAATACTGAGCAGCCGTATCGTCGATGTTGTAGTTTCCATTCAGAACAATAATCGTGTCAAAGTTACGCGTTGACGGCGCTTGCGTGACATCTGTGGTGATGTCCAATATGTCATCACCGCTCGATGTCGTGTCGTCTGCATGTGCAGCCAAGTAACGGTGAAACTCAAGCACGGTGTACGTGGTTGATCCTGATACGTGCCTGATGTCACCGTTGGCGGCAATACTAAAATCGTCTTCTATAGCCATGGTTTATTCATCCGATGTTAGAAATACAGTTGCATCAAAGCCAGATATGGTAATGCTGCCTGACATTGGTGAAGGTTTAAAGAATGGTGAGGTCGTTGATTTTCTCACGGTGCCCGTCACCGGTTGTGTACCTGACAAAACAAAACTCGCGTCTTCAATTTTACCATCAGCGTCTGTTGTGCCGTCCAGTATCACCGACGTAGCTGTTATCGTACCAGTTGCCGGCGTGGTAGGCGTACCGCTTACAGTGAAAGTGTAGGTGTTCGCGTCGGTTACCGTGATGGTTTTGAGCCCGTTGTACGCATCCTGGTTGGATCCACGAATAGTGATTTTATCGCTGGTCGCACGACCATGGCCTGTGTGTGTCACGGTTGCTGTGGATCCAGAGCGCGTAATAGTGACTGACGCACCAGCCGGTAAGGATCCGCCTGAATCAGCCTCCAGGTACACTTGAGCGCCCACAATGTCTGTGCCGTCTAACTCCTTGACCGTTGCCTTTACTGACACTGTGGTTGCGTTGTCAATGATCACAGTTCCACCACCGGTACTAGACCAAGTAGCTGTAACAGACGGATCGAGCTGCACGGTTATCGTGTTCGAGCCTTCGTATTCGATGTTTATCGTCTGGCCTTGGGTGCGAATGCCGCGAAGGTCATACGTACCCGCAGAGTCAGCAGAAATTACAACACTATCTTCTACCGTAATCTGAACATTAGAGTAGTCACCCGGACCGCCAACCACGCGCAACCCATCGCCGCCCGGATACGTGTTCCTAATGACCGTGCTTTGTACTGAGCTATCTAGATTAACTACAATCTCCCGACCGCCCGTAAAAATGCAATCTGAAATAGTGGCGTGACCGACGACCAACTGTTTGCACGCTAAAAAATTACACTTGTCTATCACTGCGAACGCGGAGGAACTACCTGAGAACACCAGTGAATAGCTAGGCTCCACATCATCAGCGCAGGTCAATGAGTAGTTAGTCAAGCTAAACGAGTCTAAAGACGACTGAATAATGTTTATGTTTCTAGAAAAATCATCATCTAATAAAACCCATGGACCTGCAGGCACCAACGAGCCGTTTGGTGGGTAAAATGCCAGTGTCCCGGAATTTGTCGAGAAGTGAGTTTCTGTACTCCCGTCTCCAACATCCCCCGCAACCCATACACTAAACACATCGCCTTGAATGCCAGAATGGTTTCCTATCAATTCTTGCCACGCTCTAAAAGGATTGTTAGATAGAGACGCCCATGCTGCTTTAAACTCTGAAAAATCGAGAGGTGATCCAACAGAGCCTCCGGTCAAAATCGGAAGAGTTACAAAACTTGCTGCGCCAATTTTAAAATCATAATCACTACCTGACGCAGGCACACAATGCAACTCTATGGCGGTGACATCTGTGAAATCTATCACCCCGCCAGACGCGTCGGGTGTCCGGCTTAGATTAACGTATATATTCGGCGACCTACTCCCGCCAACAAAAGAAAAGTCTCTCCAACCGATATTGTCTGAGTTTGTGGGAAACTCTGATCCATGAAAGTTATAACGCGCCCAATTGCCTGACCCATCAATTAATATAACTCGAAGCCCGCCGTTAGCTAATGACTCAATTCTTGATAGTGATCCAAAATCTGTGTAGTCACCTTCAAAGTACAAATAATCATAAGCAGAAACATCAACGGGGGAAGACAAAGTCACTCTACCGCCGTGATGAGCGGACGTTGAATTCGTACCAAAATCCCAGCCAGTTGTGTTTCTAATAATTACCCAAGAAGCACCTATAGATGTCGGGTCTGTGGCACCTTCTAGGATCGGGCTGGTCATCCCTATCGTGTTCAGTGCTAAGTCTATTTCCGAAATGCTGTATGCCACTTCATTTACTCATCTTTTAAAACCTTCGATAAAGCTCTAAGCTTTTTCTTAAGTCTTTCATTTTCTTTTACAACTCGATTATGTTCGGATGGACTAACAAAACATCGGCCCTCGCCAACGCTTTTACCGCATTGGGTTATTTCTTTAGCTTTGAAATCTCGATTCCAAGTTGCGTTTTCTTCTACCCAATCTTCCAGCTTTAACCTCAAAGCTCGTATAACTCCCACGAAATCAGCGTCAGTTATTAGCGTATTTACGCTTTCAATCGAGCCACAGAATCTTGAAGCTCTTTCAATTTGGATTCATATTCAGCACGCAGCGACCGCGCCTGCTCTAACTCATGCTCAGTTGACGCTTTGAGGTCGGCAACCTTGTCAAGCTTATCATCGAGGATCAGTTGCTTCTCATCAAGGACCGCTGTTCGACTCTGACAATCTGATTCAAATTCTTCACGATCAGATTTCAACTTCTCGACATGCTCGTCATGCTGTCTGACCTTTTCTGAATGGATCACCAACTGATCAGCAAATTCAGCAAGATTGCCCTGATGAGCTTCGATATCCGCGTCCAATTCTAAACGAAGATTCTGAACATACTCATCAACAGTCTCAACTTTGGTCAAGTCATCAAGTACCGCTTTAGTCTTGACTTCTTGCTCCACGAGCTGCTGTATTAGCACTTTGATCTCAGACGCATTGGACAATAAATCAAGTAATTTAGTGAGTGCTTTTGATCCACCGATCTTTGATGTCAACATTACACCACCTCGTAACTTGCTGAACCAGATTTCAACACAACACGATACTGAACTACACCGTTGCTGTTTTCAATCTTGGCGTTATAGATCACACTCTCATCACTCTCAAGTAACACGATGTCACCGGATTGATCAGTAATTGGGTAGAAGTTTTCACCCTTGTCCAATGATTTCTCAATCACCACTGAACCATCACCGATAATTAATAAATCTTTCTCGCCAACAAATGAACGTATGCCACCTATCGGACTTTCTGTAGTTAAAGCAATCATCACGCCACCATTAAGCCAGAAGCTGTTGAAGAAGTTAGAATATTCGTAGCATTACCCACAGGTATCCATACACCTACAGGTACATTTGCTAGAGTCGTTTGGTTACCGCCGCTTTGTTGTATTATAAGACTGCCTGCGGTTCCTGTCACCAAGCACCAATTGAAGCCTGAATCATTCTTAGTATCAGATTTCACCAAATCTCTTGCTTGACCGATCATTGAAGCCCCGCATTTCTCAACATAGTACTCAATGCATTGTTACCTTCCATGTCAGTTTCAGATGCTGTCTTAGCTGTCTGAGCGGCCTGTGCTGCTTGTTCATTGGCTTGTTGTGCCGCAATAGCTTGTTGCTCAGCAGCATTCAACTCAGCAGCCTCTTCATCCGCACGCACGGTGCGAGGATTCACACCAACAGACTCAGCATATTCATCAATCATTTCAGTAGCATTGATCTTATGACGTGCTTCAGGCCACACGGTAGCCAATTGAGCACCGAAACCAGCAAGCCTTTCAATGCCAGTCACAGCAACCATACGTTGTGCTTGGGCAAGAATGGACACGTACTCAACCTGCAACTCAGAACCTTGGAGCTCTTGAGGTGGCAGCGGCAACACACCTGCTTTTGTGAGTATGTTGAAGGTACGGTCAATCAACGGATCGAGCAGTTCAGCATGCAGTCGCTCGAGCACAGGACCGAGCATTAACAATTTTTCTTCTTGTTTCTCCGCAATCTCGCGCGCCGTGATTTGTCGACGATCAGACATGGAGATCATCAAGAATAAATCTTCATAGAATGATCGTTTAATGCGTTCCTCAACAACAGAGATATCCTGCATTATCGCATTTAAATCTGGTCTCCAATTACCATAGATTGAATCGAGTGATTCATTTGGTGAATCGGTGGACACATGACCACCCACACCCGCATTCTTAAGTCGCTTGATTAAATTTGCCGGACCCGCAAGCTGAGGATTCGACATTTTATCAATGGCTTGATACTTGCGCTTCTCACCAAGCTGCAACGCCTTAGTGTCACCGAGTGCAGTCATGCCTGGACAATCAGTGGCATAGATATCTTCACCGGTAATATCCCAACGTGGGCACAGAATAGGATCATCATCGAAACCTGATCGACGCAGAAACTTCTCTTCACCACGGCCATCAGCTTCATATTCATAGTAGACAGAACGCCAAGCTTTATCACGAGCCATCGGTGAATTCATGTCACGGTCATCATTTGGCTCAACAACATGGACAATACGAACCCATGCTTCAGTGTTTCCGTTTTTCCATTGTTGCTGTACGTGAGTACTGCAATTCTCTTTTCCGAATTGTTTAACACATTCGGCAACTGTCAGCTCATATTCACGATAGAACGTATCAATCTCATTGAATCCATTCGACGCAATGCAATAACTACCCACCGTATAAGGCTTACAGCGAATCACATTGTCGAAATCATGGAACACACCCATCGGTGCCGTGCCAAACACACCCAGCTCAGCATAGACTGTGTGTAGCGCGTTGTAGGTGTTTGACTGTGAGAACACGCGATACATCGTCTGCTGAACCTGGTGCAACCAATTCTTCACTGCTGCACTGTTATTCAGATCAGGATCACTAGCTTGCAACTTGAACCACGGGCGCGCGGGTGATGTGATACCGGCCATCATCCCTGATGCAAGCGTGCGTGATGCCATTCGTGATGTGTTGTTGTATTGGCGTGTATTCCGCTTGTAGCCTTTGTTTCGATCAGACGTTAAGAATCGCCCACGATGTGCCAAATGATAATCTGACAACTCACGGTACAGCGGAATGAAAGTCGAGCGCTCAGTTTTAAGAGCCTCAAGCCTTTTGTTGTAGCTCTTAATCGTAGGCATTTAAGACCCCAATAATGTTTTTTGCTCAGTCGCACCTGCGCTAGTTACACCTTGACCACCGGTCAAAATGGTACCACCTGCTGCTGCACGCTGACGATTGCGCGTGCGTTGACGATCTTCTAAATCAGCAGTAGGTGCAACAGGTGCTTCAGGTTCTTTGGCTGGTCTTCGTGGTGATCCACCTGAACACATGGCTCAATTCCTCATTGTTTGCAAACAGTATGCCACTATTCTACTACATATTCGCGAGCGGGTCATAGTCTTCATCTTGAGAACTCAACGCCTCACGAGCCCACGGTGCAGCATCATCGAATCCGCGTGAATCTTCTAACTTAGGTACATGCTGCGCGAAGGTTAAATACAAAGCATCAGCCCAGTCCGGTGAGTGGCCTATCCTGTCTTTCACATCGTCTTTGCGCTCAAGTACAAGTTGACCTTTGTCGTTATGACCATAAAGACGATCAGTAAGTTCTTGTTCAAGTAACGGATCATCAACAATAGCACCCCCGTCGAACAACCACTGACGACATCGATAACCCATTTCAGCCGTGCGACTCTTGAACTTAGAATCTTCAATGGCATTTTCACCAAAGTGAACATCGATCACCTTGTACCCAAGCTGCCGCAGCCGATCACCAATTGGACCACCGATCCCAGTTGCATCAAGAAATGCCACATCAGGTCGATGACGATCCAGAATCATTGTCAATTTGGATACAAGGTACATTGAGTTACGCACCTTTTCACCCGGTATCCGATACACAGTTTCAGACTTGGCATCTTTACCCCTGCGAAATTGAATCATGCAGTTGTCAGATCCACCCCTGGCAACATCAATACCGCAGATCAATGGATCATCACCTAAGTAAATCGGTCTACGCTTACGCGCATCTTCTACAGCATCACCCGGTATGAACTGATCGTCGCCGGCACGCGGGAATTCACCGCGTACACGAACTCTGAAAAAGTCAGAATCATCACCCCATGTTTCAGCCCATTCATTGATGAGTCGCTTATTCGTCATCTTCGCAGTGCGGCTGTCTATCTGTCGACACTTCCACAAATGACGCATGTTGAAACATTGACGGAATCGTCCAGTGTTACGAGTTGGGTTACCAAAGCAAAAGAACATTGGCTCACCATCCGTCAAACCCCCTTCAGCAACTTCCCATATCTTATCTGGCACAGCACTTGCTTCATCAAACAAGTAGAAGGGGGTGGAGTTAGCCGCATGGAGACCTGCGAAGGCTTCACTGTTTTCTTCGCGACAGGTTTGGGCGTCGACTCGCCACGACTCCGGCCAGGACTTGTGATACAGCGACATTGATCCCTTACCACTGTTTAACTCGAACCAGTGACCCACGATACACCGTGACTTCCACTTGGCTAACTCCGACCATGTTTTAGTGCGTAACTGTTCGCCTGTGTTGGCTGTTACCACACCTTTCGCTTGGGGTCGTGTTGACATGATCCACAGGATCACCCAAGACGTTAATGCTGATTTGCCAATACCATGCCCTGATGCAGTAGCCATACGCACAGGGTCAACAGGATCAACACCATTAAAACCATTTTCAGTGACACTATTGCCAAGTTCAATAAGCCAGTCGCGCTGCCACGTATCAGGACCATCAAAGCCTTCAAGATCATCGAACCCCCAGTCAAATGCCCACATGACCCAACCAAGCGGATCATGATGAAACCTGGCACACTCATCAGCGAGTCTCAGGTCCATATTGTTGAACTCATGCACGTCCGAAGACATGCCTTGACTCATCGCGTTAGCGACGGGTGAACGGTCGAACATTGGATTTCTCAGTTTTAGGTTGTTGTGTTTTCTTCTTTTTAGGTAAATACGGCATATATTGAAGCAGCAGTTCACCGAGCTCATCAGCGTTGACTACGTGCAAATTGTCAATGTACCCCAACTCATTATCCCAGAATGACGTTCGAACCACATACAATTCCTTATCAGTACATGGTTCGATGGTTATGGGATGCATTACTTAACCTTCCAAGCTTTCATTGTCTTCTCAGCAGATCGACCAACCACATAGCCACCCAGACCCACTTTAACAATCTCAAGCAGAGACAATACTTCATCTTTGTCTAAATTCTCAGCGGTGAACCCTAACCAATGTGCGGCCACAAGTGCAGCAAACGACAACATGACCAATGGTCGCCAGTTGCGTTGCAGCCATGATTCACCCTGTGCCTCAGCAACAATGATACTAGTTTGACTTTGAAGCTCAGTTTCAGATAGACCAATAGCAGCTTGTGTCAATGACGCTTTGAGTTTGGCAGCTTCACCGCGATCAGGAATAGCCTTGTCGACAACCGTGTCAATGATTCCGAGAATGGGCTTTAACAGGTTCATGGGTCACCTCACATAAATGATGGTTCTTCTTGGTCTGATTCTTGCATCCTTTTGCGAGCGCGTAACAGTCGCTCTTTGATGGCTTCATCACCGGCTATCTCAACCTTCTCAGCAGCAAACGCATCAATCATTGCGTGCTTAGCAAGTGTATTGAGTGCTGTGTTACTGGCGCTGATGTTACCAGCAGCCCGTGCAATCTGATGATTATCGACAAGCTCCCACAGTAACCACTCAGCATCAATGTGACTGGTGTCAAGACGGTATTGAAGAATATGTGTCAATGCAGCCTGGATATCAGGCTCATCGCGTAATTTGTACCCGTAATCAGCCGCGAAGCCTGAGACAGCAGCAGCTCTGCGCGCGTCGAAATCCTTCGAGAATTCAATCACAAAGTTAGCGCGTTTAGGGTCTTGAATGCCGATACCGTAGATATCAGCTAGTGTAAGTCTTTTCCTGGCCATACCCTCATTTTAGTCTGAGGGTCGCCAGTGTGCAATAGATGTGCCAGATTATAGGAAGGATGGGGTTTCGAACTCGATAGACTGGAAATACTTCTTAATGAAATCAAAAATCTCTTTGTTCTTCTGACTTTGTGACCACCAACCATCACCAAACATGCCCTCGACAAAACTGTTAAAGTCACCGAAGGTCATTTGCTTGCTGAATACTTTTGAGTAAATATCGCATATGTCTGTGATGACCTTAGCTCTGCACTTATGATCTACTCCCCGTGGGCATTGTGGAAATACATCCCAGAACTCAAACATAGACTGTATAGCATCTCCAAGTTCTTCAAACAAACTCATTTCAGGAGAACTAACATGTGACAACAATGCGCGCACTGCCTTGTTGTTCAACCATTCTATTTCTTTAGACACTGCGGTCAATACTGGGTCATTACACAAAACTGACGCCCTGTAAATGACATAGCTCATTCTTTTATTGGATATTTTATCTTGGTATTTGATTATGAAATTAATCATTTAAACGTCACCTCAATTACAGATTCATTGTAAGCTTTCATTCCTTTCTCCCACTGACCCTCAACACACACTGCGACATCCTTGTCTTGCATTCCGTGGTAATTCTTATGATTACGCAAAACCCATGCACAACGATTCGTAGTTCCACCATCTTCAGGTTTTGCGTAATAACGCGCCTTTATTGTTCTGTATCCAAGCTTTCTGAGTCTCGCACCAAGTGATCGCACCTTATGAATCTGTGCATCAGAGCGACCATAATATTCAGTTGCTAAAGTGGTGTAATTGAAATATGGGATGTTTGGGTACAACCCTTCCAATATCATCATCAATCGATCACTGTACACCAAATCAATGTGCTCAAGTATTGGGTGTTTCTGATTTTCAATGGCATCCTTAATCATGATGTCAACATCATTCAAAGCGTTGAATCTGTCTTGATTTCCTCGCTTTTTACCGTGTGTTTTTGCTGCGATAGCCTGCTCCAACGCTTCAATGCGTTTTTCGAGCACATTTATCTCTTCTTTAAAATCCACAATAGTTCTCCAATTGTTGTTAAAACATACATCATTATAGATATTTCACAAAAGCTAACAAGTCTTTTCGCATATTTTACCGAGTGTTTTCAGCGCACTCCATGGACATTTTGGTCTAGGTACGGCCTCAAGATTTATTATGCCTTCTGAAAAATTATATATTATATTAATATTAAATATTCAAGTTACTTACAGCTTATGAACTCAGATTTACATATCTAGACCAAAATGTCCAATTTCTCCTGTGGAGTGTGCTACTATTAAGTTATTGATTTTAAAGACATTTGTTCTGCTGATAAACGCGAAGAACAGCTTCATATCTTCTCCAATTAGGAGTGCGCTGAAAAAAACTGTTGCACAGCGTACAACAACTATGATACTGTGCTCCCGACATTGACAAACAAAAGGCAATCAACCATGAAGCTGTTAACCCGATCTCAACTCATCAAAGGTCAGGTCTCACACCAAGATTACTACCTCCATGTAGCCGAGCGATCAGGCATCACTGCATCTGTGTTCAACGGTCGTATGAAGCGCATGATCGCCAACTCAACAGATGAGAATCTGAACGATGTTCCATTGAAGCTTTGGGATTCACTGGCTAATTCGATTTCAATCTATGAATTGAACGACACCGGTGAGAAGTCTGTGTCGCTCTCTGCTAAAGTGTGTGCGTTGAAAGCATTGGCTCGCAGTTACAAAGAATCAGGCAAATTACTATAAATCAGGAGAACAACCCATGACTAAACGAATCAGTTACAAAGGTTTCAATAAAGATCTGACATGCCGAGACAAGCAGTATGAGATCGGGAAGACTTATTTACACAAAGGTGAAGTCGAATCTTGTGAATCAGGATTTCACGCGTGTCCTCAACCGCTCGACACTTTCAGTTACTACCCGCCCGCTGAGTCTCGGTTCTGCGTGGTAGAGCAAAGCGGTCAGATTTGTGACAAAGAATCGGATAAACTCGCATCATCGAAAATCCACATCAAAGCTGAATTAAGCTTTTTTGATTTAGTTAAAGCTCAGATCGAATATGTCACTGAGAGATTGAAAGGTGACGATAAAATTCACAACACGGGTTATCGATCCGCAGCGAGCAACACGGGTGACTATTCCGCAGCGAGCAACACGGGTTATCAGTCCGCGGCGAGCAACACGGGTGACTATTC